CTGCAGAAGTATGACCTTCGTTACAAACGTATAATGTGCCACCATATCTAACAATATCGTTAACACGATATCTTACCGATGTATTCCAGTCGTCAGTCCAATAAAAGCCTTCTGAGAAAATATCCCATTTTGCTTGATCTACTTCTAGGCCATCTGCGTTTGTAGAAGCACTTGTATGGTCTTCAGTACAAAGATAAATTGTACCATTATATTTTACAATATCATTTATTTTATATCTTGTATCTGTGTTCCAATTTGCCTTATAGTCAAATCCTTCTGCAAATAAGTCCCATTTTGCAATATCGTCTCTAACACCTGGAGTAGTTGTACCTAAACCTTCTAAACCTTCAGCAACTGATGATGCACTTGTGTGAGCGGTATTTGCAACATAAAGATAACCACCATACTTAACAATATCACTTACTTTATAGTAAGTGTCAGTTTGCCAGTCACCCTTCCACTCAATACCATCTGATATTTTGTTCCAATATTCTGATTGGTTAGTTGTAAATAATGCCGGAGCTGTATGGCCAGCGATACAAACATATGTGTTACCGCCATTACGAACAATATCATCTTTGTAGTAGACTGTAGAAGAGGTCCAGCTACCCTTCCAAATAAATCTAATTCTACCTAACTTAAACTCTGCCATTTAAAAACTCCGCTTCTATAATGTATTTATGCATTTCTTAAATTCCAAATAATTGCAAGGCTAGATAATCGCCATCTATGCCGTCATTATGTTCTACTTTAGTTGAAATAATTAATTCTAAACCAGATGTAGTTGTTATATTATGACCACTAACTTTTACTTGTCCTGCTATTAAGGTGTTTGTAAGTGCATCAGATCCTCCACTAGAAATTCTGCTTTCTAAATATTTTATAATAGCAGATTGTGTTGGAACTATATTATTTGAGTTAGCTACAAATGTTCCGTCTTTACTAAATTCTCTAACAACAACTGCACTTCCTCCTACTTGAACACCGCCTAACGATAATTCAGATAAGCCACTAAGTTCAAATATATCTGCATTAACTGTAACTGCACCAGTTGCTTGTTCAACACTAAACAACTCTCCAACTCTAAAGTTACCGTCTTGGTCAGTACTTGTGTAAAATACTCTACCACCGTCTGATTCTACAACTTCATTAAATGGTTGTGCAGCATTTAAACTATCTTGACCTTCTAAATAAAGTTGAGGATATCTTGTACTATTCACATTACCAGTACCAATATCAAGAAAATCGTGTCCTGTAAGTCTAATTTGGCTATATTCTTCTCTAATAACAACACTAGTTTGATGATCTGGAGATTCATTTTCTCCAATACTTGGACTTATAGTAATAGTCAAATCATATGGTCCTGTACCACTAGAACTTTGTACTTTAGTAAGTCTATAAGTAACATCTGTGATTCCGTTTATTTCTACGTTTGCACCTGGTCCGGGGATTCGTGTAACATTATTCAGTACTAAAGTTTTTCCTGTTTGATAAATGTCTGCATATCCGTCGCCGCCGGTAATCGTCACTGTTGCGCTAGTATAACCTGTACCTTTATTTACAAATCTTGGTTGAGTTAACACCGCTGAATTAACGTTTGCAGTGAAAGATGCATCAATAGTACTTTCATTATCATAAAAGTCTATAATCGGATTTTCAATATAGCCACCGCCTGGATCGTACATTAACACTCTGTTAATTCTACTATTTTCTACTACAGCTCTTGCTACTGCGTTAGAACCTGTAGTAATATTTCTTACAGTACTAGATCCTGATGCTATTGTCCAAAGAGTGCCGTTTAACATTCTTGTAACACCATTAGTTCCTGGTATTGTAAACGCAGTACTGTCTAAATCAAACCATTTCCAAGACCAACCGTCTTTTGATCTACCCACAGTCTTTGTATCGCCTGATACTGGAAATGCAATAAATTGTCCGTTTCCGTATATGACTCTATCTAAACTTCCGTCTGGAATAGTGTCTAAATGTCTATCATTGTTGTACCAAGTTAACCCATCAAAACTATAAACAGCCATTGCAGAACCAAGTACATCACCGATTGCAACCCATCGATTGTTTCCATAAGCTACGTGAGTCCACGACGCTGTAGGTAAAGCGTTAGTTACTTCAGTCCAGTTAATGCCGTCTGAAGAATATGCAATATCACCATCGCCGTGAACTGCTAACCATTTGCCGCCGCCATATGCAAGACCAGCTGATGCTGCTCCTCCAGCAATACCAAAAGTATTTGTAGTTTGACCAGAGCCGTCTGCGTTAAAGCTTACCCAGCCGTTCATATTACCCCAAATTGCGACAAGTAAGCCTGTGCTAGGATCAACATCAAGATGTGTCCACAGATTATTGTGATTAGGCAAGTTTATTGTTGTCCAAGAATCTGCATCAGTATCGTATCTATATACATTAGAATCATAAACACTTAAGAAATAAGCATATATTCCATTTGTAACTGATGTATAAAATCCGCCTACCGGATCGGTTGTCCCTGATAAATTTGTATTGCTTGCTATAAATGTTGTACCGTCTGTACTTATTGCAGAATCACCATCTCCATTTATAGCAATATACACACCGTTTGTATACTGCATATCGTGTATGCCTGATAATATAAAATTAGCAGGCCAAGATATACTAGCATTAGTTAATTCCCAACCTGGATCTGCTATATCTACTCTTGGCTCTATTGTATATCTACTAGTTGTATCTAATGACGATACAATAGGATTTCCTGGATATAAGCTTTCCCAACCATTGGTATCATTATATTCTTTAGAAACTATTGCAACTTTACTAACAGGATCATAACCTGTTATAACACCGTATTGTCCTATACCTGTACCTGCAACAACTACAACTCTTTGTCCAATATATTTTTCAGCTGTGCCTGTTTCGTCAGCTGCTGCAAGAGTAATTGTACCTGTACTTCCAGTTTGTGCGTTATTCAACAAATATTGATAGTTTAATCCGCCCGGTATCGAGCTGTCTGCAGGACCTAATATTCTTATATCACTAATACCAAATGGTCTAAACTCTTCAAATGCTAAATCGCCTGATAAGCCTGCGCCTGAAACCGTAGACGTTACTGTTGAATAATGCTGTCCTAAATTATTAAAACCTAAAGCAACTAATTCATTACCGTCAGTATGCACTATTTCTATCTGTGCTTCTTTGGACTGGTTATTAACATTTGCTGTGACTGGTATTTCTTCTGCACTTACACCTTCTGCTACTGATCCATAAGTTCCGTAAGAATTGTTACCATTAGTTGCTCGTAAAATACCACCGTGTTCTGCAAGATAACCTATGTGACAGAAATATGTAAACACAGAAACAAGTTCTGATCGTCCTCCGTCTGTTGCCCAGTATCCTATGCCGTCATCTAGAACTTGTGTAAAATCGTTTGCAACTACAGATCTATTTCCGCCGTTGTGTAATGATCCGTCAATTTTCATACCAACACACGCTGTACCGAATGTAGTTACATTTTGTACATAGCAAGATTTTGTAGTGATCCAAACTGATTCGTCATTTGGTCCTGTTCCTGGATCTAAACTAACAAATGCTCCTGCACTTGGTCTTCTAGTAAAAAACGAATTTACCTCTCCAAGTGTTCCTGATAACCCTTGTAGTGTCATATTTCTAATACCACTGCCATTGTTTACAAGAAACATATTAGCTTGTTCGTAGCCTGCGGCAGGCTGTATTACTGTTCCTCTAAGTTCGTCTCCTACAAGAGCAACATTTCTTGGTACTTTGATAGGAAGTGTTTCTTCGTATATGCCAGTCTTGATAAACACAGTTGTATTAGGATAACTTGCAAACACTATCGGAACTGTACCAGGTGTATAATCGGATATTGTACCAGTGGTCTCTCCGACAAAATCGTCTGCTCTTGAATTAAGATAGTCTATCAGTTCATTAAATGCTAATGCTTGCGCTTCAGTGAGGGCTGCCGTTGAAAACACACCTTGGCCAATATCTAAGGCATCAAAAAGTCCAATATTTCCGTTACCGTCTATATCACCGTATGGATTACCGGTACGAGGGTTAATTACTTCGAATGCTGCATCTAAATTAGGAGCAGTAGCTGATAATGTTTGAGAAAAATTTTGTAAAAGTGCAGTACTTAACGCATCAAATATAATGCCACTATCATTATTATATTTTTGTACGTTAATTCGATTTATACCTAGATTATTATAAATGTATTCACAAGCAAACTTAACTGTTCTAAAAGGCGCTTGTAAAGTAGTCCCATTTGCTGTACTATCTACTCCATCTACACTTACAAAAAATACATTTGGAACATCTTCAAAGTTAGCCCATTCTAAATTAGTTTGAGCGGAAACCTTGAGTGCATTACCAGCAGATCCAACTGCAAATCTAACGTGTTCTGATCCATCGTGAGTTCTTAAGTCACCTACTTCGGCCATAACATTACCTGGTGTACCTTGTAGTAAAACTCTCCAGTAATTATCATTTGTATTTTCAATATCTAAATCAGGTCGTGTATCACTTTCTGTACCAAGATGTCTTTGTATACAAATATATAAAGTTCCTGCATATGTAACTGTATCACCTAAGAAATATTCTGTATTATCAATCCAAAGATTTCTAAATTGTCTACCAGTAACTAAAATTTCCCAAGTATTAACATCTGCATCTGGATATTGATTAATATTGTCAGTCAATGCAACATATAAATATCCACTATTTCTAACAACATCTCCTGTTCTATAATTAGTTGTTGGAATCCATTCTCCTAAATGTCTATATCCTTGTGTAACTAATTCCCAATTACCTGTGTCTTGTAATAATCCGTTTATACTAGGAACACTATTTGTATTGTTAGTAAGGGCTACATAAGAATAACCTCCATAAGTAACTAAGTCGCCTTGATTATATTCAACTGTAGATTCCCAGGCTCCTTCGTATTCCAAACCTGGAATATAAATATCCCAGTTTGCTTGATCTTCTCGTAGTGTTGTTGTTGATGTATGTCCAACATTTGCCTTCCACAATGCTCCACCGTATTTAACAATATCATTCTTTTTATATCTAAAAGAATCTTGCCAAGTATTTTTGTATTCTTGTCCTTCTACAACAATTTCCCAACTGCTTAAACTATCTTCTAGTCCTAAAGAAGTAGTAGCAGCACTTGTATGTGGTGTTACGCATCGATATACAATGCCTCCGTATTTTACTACATCGTCTCTAACATATCTTGTATTAACTTGCCAATCTGTTCTCCAGTTATCACTTCTAGTTACTTCTGTCCATTTATCACCATCAAGTTCTAATCCATCTTCATAAGAATCAGCAGCAGTATGTTTTTCTATACATATGTAAGTAGTGCCGTTGTATATAACAACATCACCCAAATCATAAGATGAAGGGACACCAATGTCTCCAGGAACTTGTGGGTCAGGAGCTACTGTAGGTGTCCAAGTGTTAAGCCAATTATAAGTAGTAGCAATCAATCTCCAGTTTGTAATATTACCTGGAGGGCCTAATCTAATTTGACTGTTTGACGTATGGGGGATTATACATTGGTAAACGTATCCCTTCCATTTAATAATGTCACCTAAACTATAATAAGTGTCAGCAATCCAGTCTTGTTTCCATCTATAACCGTCAAACATTAACTCCCATCTTGGAGCAGGATCGCCATCATTATCAAGAGCATTAATATCAACATATATATTATTAGGATCTGATTCGTGACCAATCAAACAAACATATGCCTTGCCTTCGTAAAGTACTATATCGTCTTTTACATACGTTGATGAAAACTGCCAATCGCCAGTCCATCTAAATCTAATTCTGCCAATATTAAATTCTGCCATTTTTTTATCCTAAACCGTCTGTTGATGAATTTTCATCATATACAAATCTTTGATTTACTCTTGCAACCAATTCGCCTTCGTCGTCAATATAATATGAAATATTTCTATCATCCCATTTGAATTGTTCATAGTTTAAATTATCATAAACTAAGTTATGATTCACATCTCTACCTTCGTAAAAATCTTGTCCTTCTGCAAAGTCAGGATAATTCTGGGTAGGATCTCCTGGATTGTTAATTTGTAAACTATCTGTTCTACTCAATTGATCAACTTTACCTATAAAAAGCTCGCCGTTGTCTGTTCTACGCAAACCATAAAAATACCGATTTTGTAGTGCATCTACAATATTTCCTGATGTTATACCTGTATAATAATCTGACATAGTTTATTCCTTTTATACAATATCCACATAACTTATAACTGCATCAAGTGCTTCGTCTTGATCTGCTTGTAAATACAGTTGGTTGCTAGGTGCTAATATTAATTTTTCAGCTGGTGCTAGTGCGTGAAGTGTACTGTTAGGAGGTATCATAACATCTTTCATATAATATCCCAAAACGCTTCCGTCGTCGTGTATCATTACATTTGCATAAACCATAAAGTCTGTTAGATTTGCAAGTGTCATTCCTATTACTGTTGATCTAGTAGCACCATCAGTTTCTATTGCTAATATAGGTACAGTTCCTATTTCTTTTACTACTTTGTTTAAAAAACTTGTTGCCATTTTATTATCCTAAAACCAATACATATTCTAATACAAGATTTTCTGCTTGATTGAATGTAATCGAACCTGTTGAACCAGCTACAGACGCCCAACTAAATCCGTCAAATATTTCTAAATATCCTTCTTCGGTATTATATCTTACCATACCTGTTTCTCTATAAGCAGGCAATGGACGCTCATTACTTATACCTAAGGGTACAACAAATCCGCCGGTGCCTTCAATTTTGACATAACCATTTCCTTGTTGGTTAAATTCAAATACACCTCCCGGATCCGTATTTGTAATCGTTGAATTTTTTATTGCTAAATCATCTATTATAACTGAGCCTGTGCCATTACTTTGTAACTGTAGATCTGTATCTGCTGTCTGGGTGCTTATTATATTTGAATCTATTACAATATCATCTACTTCAACTCTTCCAGTTTGTAACTTACTAGAATCTATTGTTGTTGTTAATGTTCCATTATTATAAAAACGTATAACATCGTCATTTGCGCCAGGTGTAAGTTCTGCTGTAATGTAAGTATCTAAATCTAAGTCGTATACGCCATTTAACGCAATCCAGTTACCGTCATATCCTTCAAACAAATTAGTTTGTGTATTATAACGTATCATACCTGTAGCAGGTGTTGGACGACTTGCTGTGTCACCTTTTGGTAATTGTAATCCGCTTGTGCTATCTATAACTACAAGTCCACTAGCACTGTCTAGTATTATATCACCGGTTGTGCTAGAAATGGTATTTCCACTTATAGTTAAATTTCCTGTATTTATAGAATTTCCTGTTATTACTGTGCTAGAATTACCAGTAGTAACTGTTATTCCTTGATTTGCTGCAATGTTTACATCGCTTGCACTAAAGTTGACAGTTCCATCTTCTTGGTTAACGTGAAATAAATCACCTACACGAAAATCTCCTTTATGGTCAACTGAATTATATCTAATCTTTGCATCATTTAATTCTACTACTTCATTTGCTTGTATAACAGTAGCGTTATCATTAGTAGTTTCTTTACCATTGCCTATGTATGCTAGATTTTGTCCTATTGCATAAACAAGTACCCCAGGACCATCACCGTATAATCCATAATTACCATATACATTAGCACTAGCTATCATTCTAATTTCAGCACCGAAATCTCTCAAATCATAGTTCAGTATTTCTGTTGCTGATGCTGCACCACTTGTAATACTTTGCGGAGTTGTATCAAATCCTATTAAACTTGTGTATTTGCCGTCAACAATAATTACATTGCCATCTACACTTTCAATAGTTGCCGTTGCAACAGTTGATGCATCAGTAGACGTAAATGTAATAGTTGCTCCAGGTGAAAATGTTCCTGTAATGCCGCCTAACTTAATTCTTGTTTTGCCGGTGCCGTACAATCCATCATTGCTGTCAAATGCATACACGCCTTTATCTGCAAAATATGTAAAACAATTTAACCATTCAACTCTTGCACCGTTTGTGCAGGTTAAGCCGTCTACTCCTGGTGTGATAAAAGTTACACTATGAAACAGAGCACCAGCTTCTCTAGAATTTGTAGTTGCATAAGCGCCATCGATATATGCGCCTTTCCCTGCATCT